GTATAATACCTAATTTTCTAATTGTCATATGGTCTTCTGTGTGATTGTATCTTAATTTAAATTCATCATTCAACGCAACCATGTGATTGTATAACCAATAGTAATTATATGCTGACGCCATAACCCATATTGTACTAGGGTGTTTAACGTGTGAAGCTTTGTAGATTATATCTTCATGTTCTTTATTCTTTAGTCGCCATCTTTTTATTCTTCTACCAGTTTTAGTTCTATCTTCCCACTGTTCGCCATCTATAATTCTGTGTGCAGTAGATAACATTTGTGCTGACTCTATAATCATTTTGACCACATGTTTATCTATCAACATCTTTGCTGACTTCACAGGGTCTTTGTGTACATAAAATATATTCATTAGTGTTTCAAGCCTTTCTTCATTACATAGTCCATTAGTTTATATTTGTGTGCCAAATCTATCATCTTCCTATACCATAAAGCTTTGAAGTCAGGATTAGTTGCCTTCTTACACGCACTAGCAAGTGCATTTAACTTTTGTATTTCTATTGGTATATGAATCTTTGGTTCCATAGTCTATAATATATCACACTTTACGGTGCTTGTCAACCCTCTATTTGCCCAAATTTGTCCCATTAGTTATCACTGTTCTAAACAAAGTAAACCCTGGATTATTCCAATCTAGTTTCTTTGTACATTCGGTATCTGTTACACAGGTAGTTTTCATACAACCTGATAGAAACACCAATATTAATATAATACTAATCTTTTTCATTCCAGTCATATATTTGATCTAATTTTAATTTAATTTCGTCTGGATCCATGTCTTTGAAGTCGCCAATTTTAGTTACCATTTTCTTATAGTCTCTATTCTTCTCGTTAAGTCTTTTTGCCTTCTTACGTTCTCTCTCTAATTTGCTTTCTAAATCAAACTTTTCTTCACTCTTTTTTATGTTTCTTTTCTGACGCCATTGTCTTAATGATATGTTTGCTGCGATTAAGAGAAGTACAGCGAGAGGGTCAAATACAAATATGAGTATCAATATCACTATACGAACAGCGCTGTCAAAATTGTTTTCAGCGTTCTCGCCATAGATCAACTCTGCCACATATTTGATTGGTCCTACTTCTGCCTCTATCTTGTTTTGTTCTAAACTTAATATACCCTTTTCTTCGGATAGTTTGCCAATCTCATTACTTGCTTCTTTGATTGCTGTGTTTAGTTCTAATCTTTCTGGTTCTTGTTTCTTACGTTCTTTTAGACCTCTAGTTACAAATTCTTTATCTATGTAAACTTCTAATGCCTTGTCTAATAGTGTTAATGTCTTTTGTGATCTATCAATAATAAGTTGTTGTGACTTAATTTGATTATCTAATAATTCTATTTTAATGTTATTACTTGATGTTGGTTTGACTTGATCTAGGTGTGCCTTTGATAGAAAACCAAAGATACCCATAGATGTAATAAAGATTAAGATAATAATAGCTGAGAATAGATATGCTTTTAGTAACCTAGGAACATTACTATTCCAATTATGATACAACCAACTAGCCGCAACTAGTTTACCAACTTCTAATGCTGAACCCATCATTATAATAGGTAGTACAGCGCCAGCAAACAATGTCGCTAGACCTATGATTGAATACCCAGCAGCAATTACTGAAATACTAATAGCCGATAGAAAAGTTAATATTGTTAGAAACATAGTTATATTTAGTTGATTGTCTTATCTGAAGCGTAAGTATCTTCTAGTTTTCTAATCTTCTTAATTATTCTGATTACTCTTTTGTCATAATCAGGTGTAGTAGAAAAATTATCTAATTTTTTGATTAGTTTAATAGGGTCTTGTGTTTTTTCTCTCAACGCTCTAAACTCTTTGTATGCTTGGTGTTCATTTAATAATCTTACATACTCAACAACACTAGCACATTTACTTGGAAAAACTCTTACACCCCAACCCGGCCAATTCTCTATACCTTGTGGTAGTAAGTGTGGACTATCTTTTGAGAATACTCTAATACCAAATAAGTTTTTTGCCTCGTTGGCAAATCTACTTGAACCCCAACCAGACTCTAATGCCGCTTGACCTATAATCATTTCAAATGGCACTCTCTTACTATGTGGTAAAGTAAAGTTTATATAGTCAATACATTTATGCATCGCTCTCACAAACTGAATATCATTTGAATATTCCATACTAGGTTCAGTTAGTTCCATCTTCTTTACTTTGATAAGATAATCATTCTCTGCGATTTTAAATATCTTTTTCTGAGCAAATTCATTAGGATTAAATGTACCATAACCATACACCACTAATAGTATAGCGGCACATAGAAAAACTACCTTGGTCCAATACCAAGATTTATCTATTAGATTATCCCAATTAACTTTCTTCATTATTTTTTGATTGCTATGTATTCGTAACCAGTCCACTCAAGGCCATCTGCATCTGTAAAACTAGGTACTTTCTTTTGAAATAGATGTACTTGGTTGTGCATCTTTTCCATAGCATTAAATATTTTGATTGATTGTTTTTCTGTAAAATTATCTAATACATCTTTTCTAAAGTTACCTAGATAATAGACTTTTTTAGTTCCACTTGGATTACTTGGTTTGATTAATTGTTCTAAACTAACTCTTGCCTCACCAATACGACCTCTTAAATAGGGGTCTAACTCTTTACCACTTCTCACTTCACTCATAATATATCTTTCTATAGGTCTAAACCTATTTTGTTTAATTTAGGCCTAAAACTATAAAATAGTTTGTTATGATTCCCAGTATCACCTACGTTGGCCATTTGGTATAGGTGTACCATTTCGTGTCCTAAAGTGTCCACAAAATCTTTTTTGTTTCTATAATAAGGTAACATTTCTAAATGATAAACTCTTGTGCCTTTTCTTTTCCATTCCCAAGCTATCACTTGACCGTAGCACATCATCTTACTATCACTTGGGCCAGAGTCATAAATCTTTTTAATTAAGATTTCATTAAAAGGCGACAGTAGATTACCGAATACAGCTTTATTAATCATCTTAAAATACTTTTTGATGTCTTTGTAAGTAGTCTTATATTTACGATTACTTACAAGTTCTCGCTTTAATACTTTTTTAGTCACTAGTGTTTGTTTTGACATTGTTTATCCCCAATTTTAGAATCTTTTAATAATAAGCATTTGTGTTTCTTATCAAGTTCAAGTCTCAATTGTGTCATTACAGAATCCATAATGTAAGGTAAATGTTTTTCAAGCACGTAAGCCATTTGTAAAGCAAAACTATGAGCCATCTTACCCATTTCTGCTTCTAACAATTTCTGGTGGTCCATGTCGGTACCTTTAATTGTTTCTGATACAACATGACCGATTACGGCTTTGTTATACTCGTCTGCTTTAACTGAATTGTTTAAGGCGGTTAAACTAAACCACAATATCGTTAAAAATACTATCACTGTTTTCATTATATATTCCTCACTTTCATATTTATATAATAACATAAAATAGAGGGATTGTCAACAAGTATTTTGCGTGGTTTTATAGGGGATTTAGGGGAACAAAGGGTGAACAACAAATGTCGCACCCTTTGATTCGTATGTTTTATTCAGCAGGTTTAGCAAATTCAGCATTCCAATTGAATGCCTCTTTTACAACTTCTGATGTAAGACCTTTGTATGTCTTATTTAAAGTTCCATTCTTTACATCAATTAAAACCTCTGCTTCTTTGTAATGCAGACCTTCTAATATTTGTATGAATAGTGTTTCTTTTTTTATTTTGTTAAGTTGGTTATTACCACCTTTTACAAAGTTATATAATCTTCTGCTTTCGTTCTCTAACCAAGTATGTTGAGTTCCTTCTGGCACTTCGTTTTTTATAAACGGTGGTATTCCAGGAGGTAAATCCCATTCTATCTTTGGATCAAAGGCACCTTTTAAGATCATTCTCATTGCTTGTGTATCGTTTCTCTTTAACACAGCGATCTTGTCTGCCTTTACTTTAGCATTATTAACTTTGGTAAAGATTTCACTCATTAACTCTTTACCAGAACCTGCAGTAGATGCCATTGCTGTCATAGACGCCGGTGATATTAAGTTAGGGTTTCTTGCTCTTTCTTCAGCCATTTGTTTTCTCCATATATATGTTATCAAAAATCATTAATGTTTTCAATTAACGCTTTTAGCTTATTATCTATAAAGTATTGCAACAGTAGCGATCTGCTATTATCTTTATAGTTCTTGTAGTTATTTATAATACTTGTTTTAATGTCTTCAGGTATCATAGATAAATCTATTAATTTCTTATTACGTTCAAAGTTCTTTCTTGTTTGACTGCCAAGAGGTATGTTATCTGTATCAGCCCATTCTTCCAATCTTTTTTTGTTGATAGGTTTCTGTCTCTCGTCTGTCAAAAATATATTATCATCGCTTAATATATTAGGAACACCATCTGATCTATCACCTTTGATAATCTGTTCTCTTAAAAATGTTTCTGAATCTACATTCTCACCCATAAAACTTTTTAACATAGGACTATATTGATATACGTCTCCAAAATGTTGTAGTTGAACAAAGTCTTTGTCACCAGATACGATTAAATACTTGTCTTCTTCTCTCATAGCGACTAGTGTGGCGATGATATCATCTGCTTCACATCTTTCCACGTGTAATATTTTGTATGGCATATTCTTTGTAAGTTCTTCTCTTATCTCACTCATAATACCAAAGACACCACTCCAATCAATTGGACTTGCAGTTCTATTCTTTCTACGTGAAGCTTTATATTGTGGAAATATATCTCTACGCCATGGATTAGAAGCATCAGCAGCACATACTAATGTACCATACTCATCTTTAAATTTCATATTGAATGCTCTAATTGTATTTAAGATAGAGTGTCTTACTGCGTCTTTATTTGGTAACTCTGATATATCCCCTCTACTTTGGGCCATCAGGTTTGAAATCATTATTTGGTTTAAATCTATTATAATCATTATTGTAGCACTCCTATATCATCTGACATTTTAGACCAATCTCTACATATGTCCATTACTCGTTTTCTAAATTTAAAGTTAATAAATTTATCTTCAATTAGGGTTTCAAATAATTTGTCCACACCAGCACCTAACTGTAAGTTGATATGTTTCTTAAACTTAAATTTTTTAAATTCTTCAAATGCAGTAACCACATGATGTTTTTGAAATGGTTTGTTTACTTCTTCCCATGTCATGTTATAGAAAAAGTCCTTGACAGGAAGAGATAGATATGGTGTAATCAATTTTTTATTATTGTTTCTGGCAACCAAATCATGCCATAGATAACCTGCTTGATTGTTTATATCAAAATAGTTGTCTCTAAATTCATCAAACTTTTCTTTTGATTTACCTGGACCATAATGTATCATAGCCTTTTTAGATATACCATAGTAACCATCAGCAGCCCAACCACTTAATACAGCATTTTCCTCAATCTCTGGATACACATATAAAAATGGAAAACAACATTCAAAATGTGTTTTCTTTTTACATTTTACTTCTTTTACTAATCTTTGAAAATCGTTCTGTAAATTATGTGTAGGTACTTCTATAACATGAATACCCCAACCCATAAGTTTAGCCACTTCAGCGGCCTTTGTAGCGTCATATGATGGCTGATCTTGTAGATGAAACGTATATGCAGTTATCTTCTTACCCATTCTATGAGCAGCGAATGCAACTGATAAACTATCAACACCACCTGATAATAAAACAGCAACATTATTATCTGTTGTCTGTTGTTCAATCTGATCAATTATTAATTTATCTATCATAACCCTTCAATTTTTTCTTCTTCTTTTTGTTCATCTTCTTTAATTTGTTCTTGTGTTTTGTTATAAACATATAAACCTATAAGCAAAATTGTTAGTGTAAAACTAACACTTAAAAAGAGAAACAATAATCCGTGTTGTAAATCCATAATAAGAAAGGGCGCCGAAGCGCCCCATCTAGTTTTCTAACTACGCATCAAGTGCGATTAGGTCTGCTTTCTTTACAGAAACAGTGTGGTTGTCATACTTGAACGGAGTTCCGTATAACGCTTTGATACCAGCAGCGATGATAGCTCTTGTTGGAGTTCCCATTCTGTAGTATTTTTTACCAGCAACTCTGTTACCATAGATCATGTGACCTTCAGCTCTAAGAGTGTCAATCATTGATCTTGGTGACTCTAATTCAAAGTTCTTTTGAATTGAAGTCCAAGCAACATTA